GCCTGTAATAATGCACGTTCTCTTGCCGCCCCCGTACCAAACTCGGCGAGTTGTACGCCCGCTCGGCCAGCGCCGAGCACACCCAATTTTGCCTGCTGATCTCTGATCTGTTGTTCTTGTATTTCTTTGTTACGATCAAATTCTGCGAGTGTTGCGTCAATCACCTGTGCTTGAAATGGTGACATAAAATCTTGTACACCTTGTTGAAAAGCTGCTGCTCCTGTTTCTACTCCCCCTAATTGTCCAAGGGCCTGTGTCCCTAGTCCGGCAGCTAACTGTGCCTGTGTCTGTGCTCTATCTAAGAATGGTTGAAAAGAACCTATACCTGCTTGTGCAACCTGTTGTGCCTGTTGCTGTAATGGATCTTGTGCTGCAACAGTTGGTGCAAGTCCTGCTAAACTTTGTTGTCTAGTTGTAAACTCTCTTGCAGCTTGTTGTCTTGCTGCAAAATCCTCTGCTGTTTCACCTGCCTGTTGTGTGATACCAGCTATACCTGTCGATACAACAGGAACACCTGATTGGGCTAAAACCTGTTTTGCAAGATCTTCTCCTAGATCTTGTACAAATTGTGGTGGTAATTGTTGTACAGTTTGAACAGCCATTATAATACTTCCTCTAATCTTTTTGATGTTTGAAACATTCTACGTGCGCCTTCTAGGCCTTGCGATTCCTCAGATACGTCACCCCCGGCCTCGAGGTTCTTCATCATGTTATACATGACTTCTGCGCCTTTGTCCACATTTCCATCGCCTGCATTTCTAACAGCATCTGCCGTAAATACAAACTCATTCTTTGATAATCTTGCAGGCACATCATCTGCCTTTTCCATTCTACCTATTGGTACAAAACCACCTTCAGCTCTTAAATCCATTTCTTTGCCATCTAGATCTAGTAGTGGCATAGTCTTTTTAGCCACTGGTTCTTTCATAGAACCACCCTCAGCCCTAAATGCTCTTGCTCTAAAATCATCACGAGTTCCTGCTCTTAATATAGATTGTCTAGCTTCCTCTATATCTATACCGGTATTATCTGCTAATGCTTGTGCCTCGTCCTCTTGTTCTGGTGTTAGTAAACCTGCTAACGCTGATACTCCCAATATTCCAAGTCCTGCTTTACCACCTATCATATCTAATAAACCTCCACTTCTAGTCGCATCATCAGCAAGAGCTTTTCCAAATATTTTTTCTCCAATAGGAGATCCTTTAAATTTTAAAAAATTTTTTGTAATACCAGTACCTAAAGGTGTACTAGCTAAACCTTTAAATGGACCCATACCTGCAAAACCAAATCCTGCGCCTATAATTGCAGCCTTACCAATCGGTGATTTTGCAATCTTCTTAACTGTTCTTGTAACTTTCTTAACAAGTTTACCTAGACCATACATCTGTCTTGCAGATTCAAAATCAAACTCACCACCTACAACATTACCACCATCCGCGTAACCTGCTGCTGGTATGCCTGTTTGTAAAACTTCAACACCAGAAGGTATTGCTGCCATAGGTCCAGATGTATTTTCTGGACGACTTTGAAAAATTCCTAACAAAGGACTATTTGGATCTGCTTGTTGTAATTGTTGAGGTTTTGCTGATGGATCCACTACGGCCTCAAAATCAGGTCTACCCATGAATGGTTGTTGCATACCACCACCTGAACCTAAACTAGATTCAGCTGATTCTAATCTTTGATTTATTTCTTGTAACATTTGTTCTGCAGAAGATACACCGCTACCTAGTTGATTTAGTCTAGGCATGATACCACCTTCTTGCGCACCTATTCTACCACCATCAGCTCTGAATGCTAATCTTAAACCTTCGTCTTCCTCTGATTCTTGTTCCGTAATAATTGGTTCTTGTTTCGGGATTATTGGTAAAACTATCTGTGAACCATCTGACTCATCTCTCTGTTGATCTATGAGTTCAGCTATTCTATCTTTAGCCATCTCATCTTCTCCAGGAAATCTAGCACCTCTTTTTAGTTTACTTCTATCAATAAAATCTCTTACAACATTTAAAGCTAGTCCAGATATACCAGGTAGGGTAATATCCCTACCTCTAAAATTTTCTGCCATAGTAGCTGGACTCATGCCAGCATAATCCAAAGCGCTCATACCTCTTTGTTGAAAATCTGTATCTCTACCCTGACCTCCACCATTTCCTGGTCCAGGCCCGGCACCACCTTGATCAGTTCTTCCTCCTTGATACCCCTCTGATCCAAATCGAAGTCCTATACGTCCTCCGTCTTGTAACATCTGTTTTGCTTGTTGTGCTCTAGTTATGGCCATCGTTCTATTCTATTTTGTTTTACCTAATAAATCAAGACTCGGCATTATAACAGTTACATCTCTTCTGATGTCCTCTGGCGATATACCCTTGTCTTTCCACTCTTTGTCATTTTTATATTTCTCACCTGTTTTCTTATTTGTTATCTTCTCTATTATCTTATCTGGTTGTAGTTCTATCATTATGTTGTTACCTCTCGCGGCTGTATCTCTAATATTGAAGCTATGACGTGCAGCTCGTTCGCGTCAGAAGCTTGTACTTTAAGTATCTCACTCTCTTCCATTACAAGAGGATGAGTTAAAAGTTCTGTTGTAGTATTAGTATCTACTGCTTTAGTTTTAAATAAACTAAATATATTAGAGGATGCATCCACTAACGTTACATCTAGATTACAACTAGATCCTGCATCGTTTGATACTAATATAGATTTAACCACAGTAGTTGTTGCAGTTGGCACCGTATATAATGTTGTAAGATCAGTTGTTGTTAGATCTACTTTTTTATTTTTAAAACTATTAGCCATTAATTTAAAAAGAAGTTAAACGCTTCTACCTCCTGTTTTAGTTCTTCTTGAAATGTAGTATTTAATTTTTCTACAATTGCATCAAGATCTCTAACCTGTGACTCAGCTACAGTTAAATCATATTGTTCACTAGCTCTTGTTAATACTTGTACTATCTTTGCCATTATCTACGTCCATCTGGTTGTGTGTCTAACCTAAAAGTCCCTAACTTCCAGTTTTGACTAGTTGATGTGTTTTCTACTTTTAATGCAATAGCTCTTGCCCTAGCACGTGTATCTACTTTTTGTGTAGAAGACGTTATATCAAATGGTCCTAGTGATGAGCTTGCTGCTGTATCGTTTGGAAAATTTCTTAGATTTAATGTGACTCTGGTTGTTCCTGTTTGTGATATAAAGTCAGGTATAAATCTTCTTATCTTCATTATAAACTCACCATCTCCTCTAAATGTTGCGACACCGGTCTGTTGTCCTGTTGGAGCTCTCTGAGCTGTGATATCAAAATCTCCAGATGTAATACTTGCAGTAATCGCCGTGATAGTTCCGTTTCTATTTTGATCTGTTCCTGTCTCATGTTCATAGTAACTTGTTCTGCCCTCTGTATTTCCAACCACATCAAAAGATGTATCGGTGGACGCATCGTATTCTAAAGCGTGTGGTTTACCAAATACTGCAGAGTCTCTCCACATCGTTCTTGCTAAACTACCAACTGTCCATACTGGTCTTTGTGGTGATGAATCAAAATAATTATATGCAACCATTCTATTTACCACTGAGGAGTTAGACTCTGGATAGAACCACATGACCTCACCAAATAGATTATTTAATCCAGCAGATACCATCTGATTACCTGAATCTAGATTTATATTATCATAAACAAAATCCTCTACCAAACATGGTAAAGATTCTAATTTACCAGCATATCTAAAGAAACCATTCTCAGACATCCAGTATGCAGCACCATCAACCTCAACACATGCATTCTGTCCAACGAGTCCGCAGTTGGTTCCAACCTGTGCGAATGCAAATGTAAATGGCGATCCAACAAAACGTTGTGTAAATAGTGCGGTATCAGTCCATACATATAAAGCATCTCTACCTCTAATCGCTCCTCTGATCTGTGATCCGTCGGCCAGTCTTTGTGTGCCAGCTGTATTGGTTGCTGTTGGTGTATACGTATTTATATCCTCTTGGTCAGAGAATCTAATAAACATATCATCTTGTGTTGATACATCTCCAATAGTTGTTTCTGTTCCATAAAATACTAAGTGACGATCCGGTGTTGATACAACCATATGTCTTGATGCGGTAGGTGCACCAGTTATAATTGCAGCTCTTGTTTCAGTGGCATTTGATAAACTAGAGTCCCATGAGAAAACTGCACTATCATGAATTAAACATATCGCTTTATCACCAAAATTATCTATGGACCACATACCTGGTTCTAATACTAAGTCACCTGACGCTGCCTCACCCCACGCGACAAAGTCTGACGAGTTTGTAACTGTAGCACCATCACTATGTGCTGACCTTGTAGAGTTTCTAACAGCTCTTGTAATACCAGTTAAATTATTTCCAGATATCCCTGTGTAAGAGATTTCCTCATTCCCAACCTGAATAAAGTTTGTACCTGAACTTGGAAACTGTGAAGCATCAGTTAGAGTTATAGATGTTCCTGATCCACCTGTTCCTGCGGTATCATCTAACAACGCTCCATTTAAAGTTGTTGTTAAAGCAGAGGTATCTTCACCACCCCAAGATCCTAGACCCCAACCAAATCCTTTTGCTTGCACCGCTGGTCCTACAGGATAATAATGCTGTACTCTAATACCACCTGATGTTGTTGCACCAGATCCTGACTCATTTGATGGCATTGTAATTGTAATGGTTGTTGCATTTGGAACTGTGGTAACCATAAATTTTTTATCGTCAAAGTCAGAGGAACTAAAATTAGAATCAGTAATAGTAGAAAAATTATCTAATAATATTATATCTTGAGGATTAATACCGTGAGATGTGCTGAAAGTTATTGTAACAGTTGGTGATCCGTTAGTCGTGGTAAACGCACTTGTTAATGTCGTTGTGGATTTAATTGGATGTATGTCATAAAACACACCTCCAGAAAAAGCATATAATATTCTGTTAGTCCCAATAATAGAATATTTTCTAGATAAACTATTTATAAATTGGTGCAGTCCTCTACCCGCGCCTGTTAATTCATTAGATCCTGTACCACCTAATTGGTTCCAGCCACCTATTTTTTCAGGTGTGCCATATCTAAATCTAACATTGTCACAATCTATCCACTGACCCTCTGCTCCTGTGGGTGTGATTTGTTTATTTATACCTGGCTGAAAACCTATCTTTTGTAGCATAAGAGTCCTTTTTTTGTAATGTTATACGTAATATCACAGATTTTAAAGGTTTGAAAGGTTCTATTTTTCGTATTGATCAGGGCGATCTTTATCGAGAAGAACTCCATGCTCTTCAACTCCCCCATATTTATCTATGGCTTTTCGAATAACACCAGTTAAAACAGTCATAAATTCATAGCAAGATTTTCTATTTAAAACGTAATGACCTCTTCTTATAATTATAAAAAATATCTCTTTCCAAGTAAACTTTAATTTTAGATTCTCTTCTGTAAATTTAAAATCCATATTATGTCCCTAAAAACCAAGATGTTACTATGTATTTATCTTCGCCTAAAGGGGGATTTCCTCTATGAACATAAGGAAAGTCAGCTGGAAAAATACATGCACGTCCTGTTTTTGCAGGCACTCTTTGATTTTGATTTAAAAATTCTGTCTCTCCTCCTTTTTTAACATCATTTAAATATACAGTCCACACTAGAGCCCTATTGCAACCTAGATTACCAAAACTTCTCTCTATGTGCCATATGTGATAACCTCCACCAGGTTGTGTTTTTTGAATTTTTGTATTAGTAAAATGAAGCTCTTTTATACCTGAAATTTTAATAAAGTCTGTTTTTTGAATATAAACCTCTAACAATTGTTTTACTTTACCACATAACTCGTCTAGTTCTGCTGGCCAATTATTGTGTTTACTATAACTTATTGACTCATCATTTTTTTCTGCTGGTAAAGTAAATTCCCCTTGAACTCTATTAAAGCTAAACATTTCTTTTTGTTTTTCAAAAATGTCTATTAAAGTTTTACATAATTTTGGCTCTATAAAACCATCATACACAGCTATGGAGTCTTTTAAATTTATACTTTGTTTAATTTTTTTTTCTTTTTTCATTCTATACCTCTGGGTTATATTTCATATATTCACGATGTGGATGTTTAATTTTGTCATATTTATGATCTTTATTAGGACCATTTTGGTCAACATAATGAAAAAAAGTTTGTAAATGATAATCTCCTTTAAAAACCTCTCTCCAATGTTCATCTTCACATCCAAGATAAATTACAGCATCTCCTTTATTCATTTCAATAGCTTTCCCTTCAATATATAAAGGCCACTCAGTGCCATCACTATCCCACATAGCAGAAACGGATATCTCACAAGATGGTCTATCTTTATGTTTTTCTAAGTCAGAATTATAAGTATAAAACCTTGTAAATCCATAAGTTGGAAAAAGTTTTAAACCTGTTTCTTTTTCCATTATTTTTTTCTTTTGTACTAAAAGAGCATCTGTAAAACAATCATTTCTAAATATAGAGTCACAGTTACTGCCCTGTATCTGGTCAAAATTAGTTTCATTTCTTTTGTGCATTAAATGAAAATAATGTGAACCTATCTCAAGTTCTTTTTTTGAAAGAAAATTTTTTATTAATTTATATCTAAAATTTTTTCTTATGATGCCCATGATATTATCGAATACCTCGTTCCTTTTGTAATTGGTTTTACCCCGTGTGGATATAAAAAACTACTTGGCCAAATTATTAATCTACCTGATTGTGATTCTACTTTTACAGAAAGTTTTGATGTTGTTGGATTATAAAATTCTAATTCACCACCTTCATAATCATCGTTTAATAATAATATAGCAGATAAAACTCTAGGAAATCCTTCAAAATGATCTATGTGTGGTTTATAATGACCACCAATTTCATATTTTAAAACTTCTAAAGTTTTTATAGAATTTAAACATACTCCATAACTGTTAGCAAATTCTTTTTCATAATAACCATAATGATCTCTGATGACAGACATTATATAATTACACCAGTGTATTTTGGTTTTAGAGCCACAGTCCCAATCCATTAAAGAATATGCCTTCACATCTCTTTTATTTTTATTTATAATATTATCACCAACTCCGGCTTGTTTAAAATTTTGAGTTATTGAATATTTGATAATAGAACTTATGATTTTTGGAGATATAACATTATCATACACCTTAATATAACTTTCTAATTTCATAACTTAAATATATATTACTTTCTAAAAAAGTAAACTAATAATACATTTCTTCAACATACATTTCAGGGCAACCAGGGAGATTATAAATATAATCGTCTACTGAAAAATTTTCTGGAAAAGACTCTACTCCATCTCTATCTATACCCTCTAAAAATGTAATCATGCCTTGAACTTTAGGATCTGTATTAATATGTTCTTGTGCCTTGTCTCTAAAAGAGAATAATAATTCATCTATTCTTGATGATAATAAATCTTTTGCAACCACTGGATCTGGTTCTGCCGGTACAACTTTATCCTCATAAGAGATTTCTCGTGTATCAGGATTATAAGTAACGTATCTTAAATAACGAGCAACCTTATGATAATTGTCATCACTAACCTCTTCTGCATATGTAGTTGGTGACGTCATCCAATGATCTCTTGCGGTCTCATTAGGAGCTAATCTGTAAAATCTAGTATCTCTAAAAAGTATATATTTTGCCATTTTAATTATTAACTTCCATTATCAAAAACTAATAAGGCACCTTTCTTTCCTGATTGGGGACCAACTTGTGTTGTTGATCCTGGGAATTGGTGAGCACCAATACCACCAGTGCCAAAAACATTCGCAGAAAACATGAAACCTTCTCTTTGTGTGCTGATATCATTAGGATTTCCAATTTGACCTACGGCAAGATCAGATGTTGGAGAACTTCCTCCAGCACGTTGATTAGAAGCATTTAAAGTTGTTACCTGTGCAATAAATGTTCCACTTCCAATAGTTCCTGGATTTCCAGGATTTCCACCTTGTGTTGTATTGGTTCTGTTTCCTCCATTT